AAGCACCATCCCGACTTTATCTCTTAGATTTGAGGTAATTTACTATCCACCAATTACCAATGCCTTTATCGGCATCCTTACCCATACTCTTCGTATAGCCAAGGAAATCTGGCATGAGGTCGGTAGCTTCAGAGGCAATACTGGAGATATTGTCTAAGAAACCTGGGATATCTAGTCCAAGTCTATATTTATCCCTTTTCATGCAAAAGTCTGCAAACTGTTCTTTAAGAGGATGATACTTCACATTCTCTATAATAGACAATTGCCTTAAGGCTACCATCGTAGCTGACCATACTTCCGGATCATAGTACCTTTCTTGCTCTAGCAGCCTTCCAAGAGCACGGAAGGTTGGATAGACGCCTACACATATCCCGCCCACTCTGTAGTTGGTGTGATGCCAACGTCTGAGATATATGCAGTCCTGTTTGCTCGCGTACTGCTTGCTCTCATTCATCTCTTGACCATGTGCAGTATACGAACGCACTACATCCTCCACAGTAATACCAGGGTACGTGAGTACACCGTCATCGCCTAAGCACTGTGAATTTGGGTTCAATCTTTGGTGGTTATTGAGAGCTGCCTCATATTGAAGTGCCCTGTGGACAAGGGTTTCATCGGCATTGGTGCCACCACTACCACTTCCCATACCGTGTCTACCATAACGGATTTTATTTAAGTCATATGCAAGAGGGATCATATACTTAATGGGGAATACATCTTCCAGCCACTCTGTAGAGTCCCGATTTGGAGTCAATAACGATCCCAGGATAGTTCGGGCCGCATCCTGCATGTCTGCATTAAAGTGCTGGTCGAATTTACTGAAGTCTGTGCAAATAACCAGGTCGTCCTTTCCCTTCGTATCAAACAAGTCTGTGATACGTCGGTCGACTAGTTCCATGTTAACCCAAGCAGGAACTAATTGAAACTTCTGTGCTGCTTCAATCAATGGTTGGTAGACTTGCAATTCCCTGATATTCACTGAGAATGGAAACATCCAAACCACTCTCTGTTTTACATCATCAGGGTCAGGGCCTCCTTCCTGTCCACGCCAACCCAAAACAGCGCATGCTTCCCAATATGTTGGGTGCTTAGGCATGTTTAAAGTTTGCATCACTGTTTCCTTACTAGGTTTGACCTCTACATACAATGTCTTAGAGGCAACAACCTTCTTGTTGGCAAAGTATGGTGAACCGGAATTAGTTGACTTCTTCATCTTCTCATAGGTACTAGTTTGAGATCTAACCAGAAGCCCTTTCATTGGTTTGAACTCTGAAATCACAGCTTTCAGAGCTTTCTCTTGCACGGGTACTGACGAAAGGAGAATATCGTCATAGTAATTATCGATGTCAGTGAGCCTTTCCTCCAGAGGCTTCATGATCGACATCGGTCCGACCTTCCCGCGCTGCTCGGTTTCGTAGTCCACAAGAGTTGGCCACTTG